TTTTTTATTGGAATGATATTGAATATATTTTTAATCTTTAAGAAAATGAAACCGAAATATCAACTTGATTTATTTGCTGGCAACTTGTTTAATGCTTCATATTTCCTAACAATAACAATTTCTTTTTGGTTTATGCTTAAGGATCAGTTAAATTTAAATTATTGCATTACATCGTTAATGGTAACATATATATTTTCAAGAGTTTTTGTTAATAAGGCAATATTTAATAAAATTGTTTGAACTAATGTGTGTTAAAAACGAATAACATAATATAGAAACTTTACTTACTTTAACGCAAGGAGATACATATGGACACAACAGCAAAGATCAAAATCAATGGTAAGAGTTATATGATTTTTTTAAGTGATGACACCATAAATGTTTTACTTAAAAACAAAGTGGCAGCAAAAGATATTGCTAAAAAGTATATTGATTCACAATTTACTGTAAAAGGCGTTTGTCATTATGATAAAGTTGGAAGTGCTAATGTTTGTATTCTGACTATTAAGGCAAATGATGCGGAAACAAACAATGAACTTAGCTGCTTTGTAATGAATACGCTTGGCAATTATAAAGAACTTAGGCCAGTATCTCCAAATAAATGGAGTGTTGAGCTAGAGTGTGGTCACAGAGCTATCATAGATGATACAGTTGATAAAATTAATAGCAAACATATTGTTCAATGCTTTAAGTGTAAGGAGAAAAAACAATGAATGAATTAGATACTTTAAAAGAATTTAATTGGCAATTGCAACATTTCTTTACATTGCAAGACGAAAGAATTAAAAAGCTCGAAGAAGCTATAAGAACTCATCAATCAGAAATGCAAAACCATTGGGCAAATGTGGACATAGATGATAGACAAGTACCAGATTGGGATACTAATAAAAAGCTTTGGGAGTGCTTATGAAAATAAGAAAGCTTAAGAAGAATGATTTTAAAAAAGGATTTAACAAGTGTCTTCAAATGCTTGGAGATTTTAAATTAAATAATGAGCTTAAAACATTTAAAAAAAGGAAAGACAAAAAAATAAAAACATTTGTCATTGAGGTCAAAAAGAAAATAATAGCAACAGCAAGCATAGTTATAGAACCAAAGTTTAGACATTCTGGAAAAAGTTGTGGTCATATAGAAGATGTGTGTGTGGTTAAGAAGAAACAAAACATGGGATTTGGAAAAAAAATAATTAAACATTTATTAGGTTATGCAAAAAAACATGGATGTTATAAATTGATTTTATCTACTAAGAAAAAAAATCTTGGTTTTTATAAATCTTTTGGTTTTTGCAACAATGAACTTTCTTGTTATTTATATGTATAGATAGAATAGGGGTATTTAATAATGTGTGAAATATTAGATTGGTATGAATGTTCCTTTTGCAAGTTTAAATTTTCTTGGGAATGGCTGTCTAAAGAAAGCACTAATACTCCAGAACAATGCCCTAATTGCAGATGCGAAAAACTATCATACAAAGGAAAAGGTGTTGTTTATCCAAAAATGAGAAATGAAAATGGAAAATGAAAATAAATATATTATTATATTAAATAATGAGAATTTAGAATCTGTTGGTATAGATACAAAAAAAGAATCTGTTGAAGTTGAGGTTGTAATTGAAGATGGAATTTTAAAAATAAGAAGAATAAACTAAATAATAATTGATTTGAATCGAATAGATAAGTAGTGTTGCAAGTAAGTTTTTTAAACAAGGAGAAAGAAATGAATTTTTTAAAGAGTCTTTTTTTTAAAAGCCCAACAAAAAAATGTGGTGGTTGCAAGTTTAAGCAACAGGAAACAATAGGAGAATTTGTTTCTGAGCTTAATTTGCTAAAAGCTAAATTTAATGATTTAGAGTTAGATTATATTGAACTAGAAAACATTAACGCATCTTTAAGTTCTTATAATGAGGAACTAAAAAACAAAAACAACGAACTAATGTCTATACTCTTAAAGGTATCTGATATAGCAAGAGTTGGTGTCGAATGTAATAAAAAAGGATATTAACAAAATTATAAGTTTTACTAGTTGTGTTAACTAGAAAAATTTATATTGAAATTAGGAGGAATTAATATGGAAATTGGAAGTTTGGTTTTTGCTAGAAGATTAAATGAAGCTTTTACTATTTATACTGATTCTGGTGACATAGTAGTTAGCATTAAAGAAATAAGTGCATCTTCAAAGCAAGTTAGATTATGTATTAAAGCACCAAAGAATATCAGGATTATGAGAGATGATGCTGTAGATGTAAAGCCAAGCCATATGTTATTCACACCAACAATACCAAAGTCGGAGAAAAAATGAACAGAAGAAATTTTATTAAACACGCTGCTGGTGCTTCTACGCTTTCCTTTATTGGTAATGTAAAAGCACAAGAAGAAAAGCTTAAAAAGTCTGGCAAAAAGCTGGTAGTTTTATGGATGGGTGGTGGACCTAGTCATATGGATCTTTGGGATTTGAAAGAAGATCATGCAAATGCTGGTGAATTTAAACGAATTATGACATCAGCAAAAGGAATTGCTATTAGTGAAGTTCTTCCAACTATTGCCTCTCAATTCCATAATCTGGTAGCTATTCGATCTCTTGTTACCAATGAAGGAAGCCATGAGAGAGGAACTGTACTTATGAATACTGGACATCAACCAAGCGTTGTTGTTCAGTATCCATCCATTGGTTCAGTAACATCTTCTCTTTTAACATCAAAAGAGTTGCCATTGCCTGGATTTATTGGGATTGGAGGTTCGGCACAAAGAATTGGTGCGGGTTTTCTTGGAACAAATTATGCACCATTTACAGTACAAAATGCCGGAACTCCACCAGAGAACATTAAGTCTCCAAAGGAAATAGATGATGAAGAAAGACTTAGACGAAGACAAAGACTGTTTTATACATTGGAAGACGATTTTTCGGAAAGAATTGCACCTCACATTAAAGGTGGTGTGGCTAGAGAAGCTATGGGCAATCATGCTCAATCTCACTCTAATATCTATGGCAAAGCCTTTGATCTCACACTATCTCCGTTAAAAACAATCTTTGAGCTAAAAGACGAAAATCCTAAAACGATTGAGTCTTACGGTGGCAGAGGAAATAACTTTGGAATGGGTTGCCTTCTTGCTAGAAAGTTACTTTCTAAAGGAGTTAGCTGTGTACAAATCGACTTGGGTGGATGGGATAATCATAGCAATATCTTTAGTACTATTAGGGGCGGGAATGGGAATCGTCTTGATATGGGCATGGGATATTTGGTCAAGGACTTGGTAGATATGGGTATGTGGAAAGATACAGTATTGCTTTGCATGGGCGAGTTCGGGAGAACCCCTAAGATTAATCAAAATGGCGGGCGTGACCATTGGGCTAGATGCTGGTCTGTGGTTATTGGGGGTGGTACTATCCAAGGTGGACAGGTTTATGGTGGTACAACCCATGATGGTATGGACATTCAACACAATCCATGCTCTATTGCTGATGTTTACGCAACAGCCTACAAAGCTTTGGGTTTAGATCCAATGTTCCAAATTAGAGATAATTTAGGGCGACCAATACCTATATCAGAAGGAAAGGCTTTAGATATATTTTGATTAATTATTCTTTATGCTTATTTAGTGAATTTGAAAATTCTGTTGAAGAGTCCACAAATAGTTTGCGTAGATATTCAACAGGATTACTTGAGTATTTTTTAAAATTAAATCATGTTGACTTAAAAGTTGTTCAATTTGATTGGAAAACAGAGCGTAATCAAGAAAAAACTTTTGAAAAAATTCCAAAATGTGATTTTTTATTAACAGCTTTATATGCATTAAATGTTTTAAATAACCCTCATTTAGCAAAAGAAAAGGTTAATTATAAAACTTCAACTTTTTTAGAAAATAAAAGTTCGTGGGATTATTCATTTGGAAATCTAAAAGAAAGTTCTCCAGAATGCTATATTCCTTACCCTTGTTCAAAAAGATTGTTTAAATACAAAGAAAAAATTCCAAAAACAATTCTTTTAGACGATCACAATTCAGAAATAGGTTTTGGAAAAGATATATCTGTACAAATAATGAATTGGTTAGAAGAATTTGTAGATAATGGATATAAAATTTATCAACTTACAAAACAAGGAGATCTGCCACATTCAAAATATATAGAGCCAATATTTAAATGCAATTATCAAGAATATATGGAAAAAACATCTGAAATTGAATCATTTATAATGACTCACCCAGGAGCTTATGAGAATTCTGTAATAGATATGGTTGCAAGAGGCATTAAAGTATTAGTTCCTATAGATCAAGGAACATTTAAAAGATATGATAAAAGCGAAGGATTTGTGCCAAAAGAAATAATTCAAGATTTTAATTTAAAAACATTTAAAAATAAAGAAGAATTGATAGGCGTTATAAAAAAACCATTTGACAATTCAAACATGAAAAGATACATATCTATGATGACTGATATGGAGGAAGTGGTTTCTATAATTGATAAAACTTTTCAAAGTATTTTAAGTAAAAACTAGGAATAATATGATATTGCATTTAAAAGAATTTTTTACTAAAGAACAATGCTCTTTTTTAAGTGGTGTTTTGTTAGGTTATTACAAAAACAATAGCCTTACTTGGGAAGGCAATGATCATCATTATAAAAATTCTTATGGTTCAACAATTCCAGAGTTTGAATCTATACTTGAAGACATAACCCCAAGAATAAAAATATTATTAAAGAATGACAACATAGTTAAAGTAAACAGTTATAGTAGAATTTATTTTAATGAATCGATTCTAAAAAAACATGTAGACAGACAAGATCTAGAATACACATTGAGTGTTTGTATATTTGATAATACAAGTAAAAAGTGGCCTTTATTTGTTGAGTTTGAGGATTCTGTTGTAGAAGTTGCAACGAATGTTGGTGATGGGGCATTAATTTTAGGAACAAAAATGCCACATTGGAGAGAAAATCTTGCGTGTAATGAAAATCAAATGATAATGCAGTGCTTTTTTCATTGGAAAAATATTAAGTAATTTTAGATGAATAATTGTTTGTTTAAAACGAACAATATAATATGGATCTGATATGTTATCAGGTCATTTTTGCGGTGTCTTTAGGAGGAAGATTTTATGTTGGATTTATTCTTGGCAACATCGATTGCCTTTGGTTCTGAGTCTGTTAATGCTATTGGACTTCGTTCTAAGTCCAGTTGTTCTGGTGGTGTTTGTTCGTCTTCTGCACCTGTTGCAGTTGAAACCAATAAAAAACCAGAAACAAAGGCTGTTATTGCTACGCAAAAACAATCTAGGTTCAAAGGACATCTTCGCTCAAAGAAATGTCGTTAATCTATACGAGACATGGGGTTGTGTAAAAACAGCCCCATTGTTTTGTAAGAAAAACACATACATATTTCTTACAAGGAGGTTTAAGTGCTTAAAGTTTATGACATGTTTTCGGGCATAGGCGGTTTTGCTTTAGGGTTTCAAAAAGAAGGTTTTGAAGTAACTGCTTTCGCAGAAGTAGATAAGTATCCTTCTCAAGTCTTGGCAAAAAACTTTCCAAACATTCCAAATTATGGCGATGTTACAAAAATAAAATACGAAAAAGATCAATTTGATGTAATAGTTGGGGGTTTCCCTTGCACAGATATATCTATAGCAAGCCAATCAAAGGAGGGCATATATGGAAAAAGATCGTTCCTATGGAAAGAATTCTTCCGAGCAGTTAGAGATGTTCAACCAAAATACTGTGTCATTGAAAATGTCTTTATGCTGCTTGGAAGAGGGCTTGAAACGGTATTACAAGACCTTGCCAGCATCGGGTACGATGCGACTTATACAACGCTCGATGCCCAATACTGTGGAACAGCCCAACGAAGGCGTAGGGTTTACATTTTGGGGGTGCGTGATGGAATCCCCGCCAATAGCGATATACTCCAGTTTGGCCCTCGTAGTACTAGAACCTGTCAACAAAGCGTTCAACTTGTCAAAAAAAGCTTTGAATGGAATTTTAAAGAGAGCATGTGGTTCAAAGAAACCTTTGCCTACTTTACTCGCCAAAGAAGTGATCAATTTGATGAATGCGGAGTCTCATCAACCTTAACAAAAAGAGATTATAAATCATTTACAGATTTAGTGGTATCTGATGGGAATATACGCAGAGTAACGCCTACAGAGAGACTTAGACTTATGGGTTTTCATGACCATTGGCATATTCCAGATGCTTCAAATACTGATAAATATAAATACAATGGTATGCATGTACCTTCAGTACAGTACATAGCAAGATGTTTAAAGGAGTATCACAAATGTTTGAGTTCTCAAAAATAGCAGAAAAATTTGACGAACACTTGTCTGGACAATTATATTGGCACAGCAATTTCGTTAATCATTTCTTGCCTGAGATTGCATCTGTATTTATGGCAGAAGAAACAAATTGTTATGATTTTGGGGCAAGCACAGGTAATGTTGAGTTAGCTTTATCAAGTATGATTAAATCAAGAAACATAGATTTTATACCTGTTGAAAAATGCAAAGAAATGGTAGAAAGATATAAAGGTGAAAGCGAAGTAGTTCTTGATGACTTTCTCAATATTTATATGGAAGAGTTTTCATTTGCCACATGCATTTTATCTCTATGTTTTGTTCATCCATCAAAAAGAGAAATGTTTATAGATTCTTTAAAAAATAACTGTATGATTGGCGGTGCTTTTGTGATATTAGAAAAAATGAAATCTAAAGGTGGATACTTAGGAACAGCTTTAAATAGAGTCACATGGCGTAACAAGATTGAAAATGGTGAATCTTTAAAAATGGTGATTAATAAAGAGCTTTCTTTAAGTGGTGTTCAGTATCCATTAAGCGAAAAAGAACTTGAAGGATTTGAGTTAATATGGGCTTATGGTGATTTTAGAGCTTATATTTGGCTAAAGGAGTTTTAAAATGGATGAAGAATTAGATTATCATTGTTCTGAATGCGGTGTTCAAATTTCAGAGTGGATGCTTAGAGATGTAGATGGAGTTACAGTTGACACTTGTTTAAATTGTGCTATTAAAACATCATTAATGTCATGCCCTGTTTGCAATAAAAATATAGGAATGACAAATGTAGATCGTGCAAATAGAATACTAGGAGATGGATGGGAAGAAATGTGTGAAGAGTGTGCAACTGAATTTAATAGAAAGAAATAAAATGGAAGATGAATTTATTATTACTTTTTTAAATAATAAAAAGTATAGAATTAAAGATGTTAAAAAAATAGTTAAAGATGAACCAAAAATTAACAAAAAATATATAAGCGAGATAGATGAAAAAATATGTAAGTGGAAAATAAAATGGTGAACATAAAGTTAATAATAAATAATAAAGTTTATTATGCTATGTGTAGTGATGAATCAAATAAACAAAAAATGAAAATGGGTATAACTTGGGCAGATTTACTTCATCATCTTGAATCTGGTCCATTTTTAGAAGAATCTGAAATAAATCAAAATAGCGAAAACAATCACCTAATAGATTTATCTGAAAGCTTAGATGGATTAAAGTTTTTAATTTTTACTTTTAAAAGCAATGGTAAAAAAATGTTTTCTGTTCACTGTAATGAAAAAATTTTGATTAGTAAAAAAATGCCATTTAATAAATGGAGAGCTTATTTAAGTTGTGGACATTCTTTTTTGATGGACTCATCTATAGACAGTCAAAATAAATATAAAAGGGTTTTTTGTTCTAATTGTTTGGAGCATTCTTATGATTAATGGTTATGTAAGAAAAGATAGGCTTTCTAAAATAAAATTAATTTCTGGAGGACTAGTAATGATTTCTTTAGAGCAATTAGAGTATTTGCTTAAAGATCTTACTGGAAAATCATATGATGTTTTTGAAATTTTTACTTTAATTAGAGGTTTTGATGGCGACATAATAAATATGGATATGATGGATACTATGGTTGCTGATTGCATGTACACTTTAAATACAGACGGAACTAATTGTAAACATGTTACTTTATCGCCTGTTGCCGAAGAAAAAGAAACATCTAGAATGATTATGGAAGGTGAGCAAACAATGCAGGAATATTATATTTCTGAAACAAGAAGACTTAAAGTTAATATTTCAAAGAATCTTAGTTTTGTAACCGAAAAATGTAATGAATACAAAAAGGCAATGATAGGTAAAAAAAATGAAAACAGATGATATTATGAAAAGAATTGAGCATGGAAATAGTTTAGCGGACAAACTAGCACATTATCTCAATTTTAGATTTAAGTATGAATTTGAAAAAGCTTCTCTTGAAGAAGATAGAAATCTAATGATTGATTATAAATGTAAGAAAAATAATAAAACTGCACAATTTAAGTGTCGTGAAAATAAATCAGACATTATTTATGAAGTAATGAGATTTTATTCTTTAAATGGACAAGATCATCAAGAAGCACCAGGAAGAGATGTGAGAACAACATCACAACTTTATATATGCTTATCTTCTGATAAAAGAAAAATAATTGTTGCAGAAACTGAAGCTGTTAAAAAAGTTGTAAATAAAGAAATGCAAAAAATAATAATGAATGCTGGAGTAGCAAAACAATATGAAATAGATTGTCAGACAACAAGAAATAAAACAAAAAGATTGTCTACAAGCAAGTCTGGAATTGAAATATGGTTTAAGGTAGACGAAGGAAGAGACTCAAGATATTACAGTAAAGTTTTAGTTTTTATTCCATATTCTGCAATATTTGAATCAATAACAATTGATGTAAGAGAAAATGAAAATATAGAAGATGAAAGGACTTGGAAAAATGAATGATGAAATCATGTTTAATCAAAGAAATCCACATGTTGTAATTGTTGATGAATTTTATAAAGATCCAGATTCAATTGTAGAAACAACAAAAGAATTTGTATTTAAAGAAGAAAATAAATTTTACAAAGGAAAAAGAACAACCCAATGTTTATTTCCTTATGTAAAAGAAGAATTTGAAAGAATACTTAATGTTGAAATAGTTGATTGGTTAAATCAACCTATGAATGGCGTTTTTCAAATAACAGAAGGCAAAGATCCTTTAGTCTATCATAGCGATCAACAAGACTATGCAGCAGCAGTATATTTAACAAAAGATGGACCAACAAATGCTGGAACATCATTTTGGATAGATAAAAAATATGGGTGTAGAAGACCACCAAGTCACCCATTAGAACATAGAGAAGGAATAAGCGATTCAGATATATATACACAACATAATCTTACGCATGAAGATAATTGGGAATTAGTAGATAGAGTTGGTTCTGTGTATAATCGCCTAGTTATTTGGGATGGAAAAATGATTCATTCTGCCACTATGTATGGTGATTTTTCTAGGTTGGTTCAACTATTCTTTTTTAATGTGAAAAAATAATGCCATACTTTTCAATTGTAACACCAACACATAACGCACAATTTCTTGCTAGACTTTCTAGATCTATAGAAAGGCAAACATTTAAAGATTTTGAATGGATAATTGTTCCTAATGGAAATGCCAACATTGATATTGAAACTTTGGCTTTTAAACCAAAAGTTATTTATTCTGGTTATCCAAATTCAAAATTAATTGGTCATTTTAAAAAAAGAGGGTGCTTTGCATCTCAAGGAACTATATTAGTAGAAGTAGATCATGATGATGAACTAACAGAAGATTGCTTGCAAGAATTATATAATGCATTTAATTCAGATGAGACAATTGATTTTGCATATTCAAATTGTGCAGAAATAAATGCTGATGGAGAACCATTTGTTTACTCTAACTATTTTGGCTGGAGAAATAGACCGCTTAAGTATTATGGAAGAGATCTTTTAGAACTAATATCATTCGATCCAAATCCAGCTTCATTTTCTAAGATTTGGTTTGCACCAAATCATGTGAGAGCTTGGAAAAAATCTTTCTATGATAAAATTGGTGGTCATAATGAAACAATGGAAGTTTTAGATGATCACGATATTCTTTGCAGAACATACATACAAGGCAAAGTTAAACATATAGATAAGTGTTTGTATATTTACTATAAGCACAAAGAAAATACCTGTTATGGTGAGAAGAATGCTTTTATTCAAGAAGAGACATTAAACATTCATGATAAGTATATTTATGCATTAGTTGAGAAATGGTGCGACCTTAATAGTTTGCTTAAGATAGACCTTTGTGGAGGTTTTAATTCTCCAAAGGGGTACAAGTCAATAGACATGCAAAACGCAGAAATTATACACGATTTAAACGATCCTTGGCCTTTTAAAGATAGCGAAGTAGGATTGATAAGGGCACATGATGCACTAGAACATTTAAGAGATCCAATTCATGTTATGAGAGAATCTTATAGGTGCTTGTGTCCAATGGGTTGGTTTTTAACTCAAACCCCATCAACAGATGGTAGAGGTGCTTTTCAAGATCCAACACACATATCTTTTTGGAACAGCAATAGCTTTTGGTATTACACTAAAGAAGAACAGGCAAAATATATCGGAACACCAGTAAGATTTCAAGGAAATAGAATTAAGAATTTTTATCCAACTGATTGGCACAAGACACATAATATACTTTATGTAAAAGCTGACCTTGTAAGACTTCCAGATAGAAATTTAAATGTAAGAGTTCCTGGAGAAGTCTCAATATGAAAATAATAATTAAAAACACATCTGGAGATTTTTTTTGCAAACAACCAGAAGTTGGAATTACAAAAAATAAAAAAGATGCCCATATATTTTTTTGTTTAAATGATTATCATGCAAATTTAATTTTAGAAAAAACAAAGCAATTTATTTCAAATGATAATTTAAATCTTGAGATTATTGATAAAACAGAAATTAATTTAAATATAGAGTAAAACATTTATGAAAATTAAAAAGAATAGACAAAAAAAAGCTAGAAGAATTATGCTTCTTGCAGCAATAAGAATGTCTAAAGAAATTGGAATTAAATTTGATAGAATTAATATGGAAGAAACAAGAGATATTTATATGTGCAAGTATGGCGTAGATAGTTTGATTAGGCGATTTGATATAGCGAGTATTGTTGCTTGATTATTTCTTTGGTGTCTTTGTTTTAATTCCAGATTTTTTATATTCATTTCTCATAGATTGTTTGTCATCTATAGCAAACAGTATTTTTTCTTTAATGCTCTGTGCGTGTTTAATTTTTGATTCATTCTGTTCTTTTGAGCTATCTCCCAATCCATTCATCATAAGTTTGTTGTATTTGACTCCAGCTTTTTTAAGTGCTTCTGTTGTGTCTTTCCTATTCGACTCAGGTCTGCCAGTTATAATGTATATTTTGTTTTCTTTTGACAACTCATTAACATAATCAATAACTTTTTTAATTGGGTATATACCATTACGCAATATAGTATTGTCAATATCAACAATTACTACGCTTGAATTAGAAAAATAAGCATGTATATCTTTTATTATATTCACATTAATCTCCTTATTTAATAAGTACACCGTGGTGTATTTTATATTAAAGGGAGCTAAAAATGAAATTAAATATACTTACTGTTTTATTTAGAAAAGAATTTTTAGAAAAACAAATAGAATCAATCCCAAATAGAAATGATATAAATTGGATAATTTGTAAAACTAAATCTTGGGGTGAATTGCCAAAAGAAATAGTTAATAATAATAAAAATTTTTCAACAATTGTTGCTGAAGTTGACTGCGATGAAATAAAAGAAAATTTTGTAGCAAAAATAAATTATGGAATGTCTTTTGTTGAAAACGGGTTTTTTTACTTGTTAGATGACGATAATATTGTTCACAAAAATATGATTTCTTTTTATGATACGCATAAACAATACGATATGATAATTGGAAAACAAATATATAAAAATGGAAATTTGCGTATATATGCACACATACCAAAACAAGACCACATAGATATGGGCAATGTTATATGCACAACAAAAATTTTAAAAGATGTTGATTATTTTAATAATGTTGATAAATCAATGTCATCATATGATGGGCAGTTTTGGATGCAGTGTTATTCAAAATTAAAAAAGGAAAATGTTTTTTTAACAGATGAAACTATATTTTATTATAATGGACTAAGATAATGGCTATAGGTGTTCATAAAATAACAGAAGATTTTGAATTATTGGTTTCTAAGTATACCAATGCTCCTTATTGTGTTGCTATTGATAATTGTAGCAATGCTTTATTTCTTGCTCTTTCATATGAAAACATAAAAGATAAAAAAATAAGTATTCCATCTAGAACTTACCCATCTGTTCCATGTGAAATAATTCATGCTGATGGTAAAGTTGAATTTTATCAAGTTGAAGGAAAAATAAAAGGTGAATATCAACTACTAGGAACAAAAGTATTTGATAGTGCTTTAAGATTTACATCTAATATGTACAGAAAAGGATTTACTCAATGTCTTTCTTTTAGTGGTCCTCACAAGCATTTAAAGCTTGGCAAAGGAGGGATGATATTAACTGACGATATAGAAGCTTATAAATG